CTTTGGCTACCGTGAACACATTGCCTGCTACTGGCAAAGCTGTTGTGTTCGTTGGTGCTGCATCTACTCAGTACGCTCAAAACTTGGTGTACCACAAAGATGCGATCACCTTCGCTACTGCCGACTTGCTGTTGCCACAAGGCGTGGACATGGCTTCTCGCGCTGTTCACAACGGTATCAGCTTGCGCGTTGTTCGTCAGTACGACATCAACAACGACCGTATGCCTTGCCGTATCGACGTTCTGTACGGCTACAGCACGATCCGTCCACAAATGGGCGTTCGTCTGTGGGGCTAATCTGAAACGGGGCTTCGGCCCCTTTCATCGTTTAATCTTTTTTAAGGAAATCTATCATGGCACTCCCTAACGGCGCTGGCGGTTACCAAGTTGGTGACGGCAACCTCTCTGAAGTTACTCTTGGCGTTCAATCTGCACCCGTGGCTAAAACCGCTGCTGCTACATTGACCGCTGCTGAATTGACAAACGGCATCATCACCTACACTGGTGCTGCTGTCGCAATCACTCTGCCTACCGTGGCTGATACTGAAGCTCTGGTTTCCAGTGCTAAAAATAACAGCTCATTCGACTTCTCCATCATCAACACTGGCGCTACTAACGCTGCCACGTTGACTGCTGGTACAGGTTGGACTTTGGTTGGTGTGGCTGCTGTTTCAGCAGTGACTTCATCCACATGGCGTGCACGCAAGACAGGCGATGGCGCTTGGACTGCATACCGCTTGGCCTAAATCTGAATGGGGCTTCGGCCCTTTTCTTTAAGGAAATATCATGGCAAACACTAAAGCTGTTGGCGTAGCATACGCTGACCCTGCTCTTGACTCTGCCCAGTTCAAGTTGTACACCGTAGGCACTTTGCCTGCTGCGTCTACAGCATTGGCTGGTACACGTGCTGCCGTTAGCGACTCAAACGCTGCTTATACCGCTGGTATTGGCGCAACTGTTGCTACTGGTGGTTCTTATGTCGTTCCAGTCTTCTGTAACGGCTCGGCTTGGCTCATCGGCTAAATCAGACGGACCTTCGGGTCCGTTCTTAAATTATGGTCATCTACCTTACACATCCCATCCACGGCGCTAAAGTAGCGACGATGGATTTAGAAGCTGAAGCTGATGAAAAAAACGGCTGGACGCGATACAATCCAGAAACGCCTTCGGACTCCGAAGAAGCGGCTCCCGTGAACGCACTCGGGACTAAACGCAAATACACCCGCAAAGTCGAATCATCGACTGAGCCTGTACCCGAAGGAGTCTGAGCATGACAACGTACACCGCTGGCGATCAAATCAATCGAGCACTTCGTTTGCTCGGGGTGCTTGCCGAAGGTGAAACACCGTCATCTTCGATGTCTCAAGATTGCTTGATGGCCCTCAATCAAATGATTGAGTCGTGGAACATCGAGCGTCTTTCGGTTTTTTGCACACAAGATCAAATTTTTACATGGCCGTCTGGCCTCATCAGTCGCACCCTTGGTCCATCTGGTGACTTTGTAGGTTTGCGTCCTGTTTTGTTTGACGATGCTACGTATTTCAAAGCGCCAAACGGCGTGTCATACGGCATCAAGTTTATCAACCAGCAACAGTACAACGGTATTGCGGTCAAGACCGTGACATCTACGTACCCGCAGGTGATATTCGTCAACATGACGTACCCCAACGCCGAAATCTTCTTGTACCCTCGTCCCACACAGGACTTGGAATGGCACTTTGTGTCGGTACAAGAACTTGACCAACCCGCTGATTTAGCGACTCCGTTGTATTTCCCACCCGGTTATCTGCGTGCTTTTACGTACAACTTGGCAATGGAAATCGCACCTGAGTTTGGCGTTGAACCATCCACTCAAGTCAAACGTATTGCTATGACCAGCAAGCGCGATTTGAAGCGTATCAACAACCCTGACGATGTGATGGCTCTGCCTTACGCACTGGTGGCAAACCGCCAACGCTTCAACATCTACGCTGGTAACTACTGATGAAGACGCCCATCCTCGGTCAGTCTTATGTGGCTCGGAGCGTCAACGCTGCCGACGCCCGTATGGTCAATCTTTTTGCCGAGGTGTTGTCCGAGGGTAAAGAGGCTGCGTTTTTACAACGTGCCCCCGGCCTTCGCAAACTGGCTACCGTAGGCTTTGGTCCTATTCGTGGCATGTGGGCTTTCTCAAATGATGACGGCACAGGATTCGTGGTGTCGGGTACAGAGTTGTACAAAATCGACAATTCCTATACAGCCACCAAAATAGGCAACGTGTCAGGTACTGGTCCTGTCAGCATGGCTGACAACGGGACTCAATTGTTCATTGCTTGCGGTGGACCTAGTTACATCTACAACGCCGACACTTTGGCTTTTGGTCAAATCACTGATGCTGATTTCCCCGGCGCATTGACTGTGGCTTACTTGGACGGCTATTTTGTGTTCAACGAACCAAACAGCCAAAAGATGTGGGTCACTCAGTTGCTTGATGGTACTTCCATTGATCCACTCGACTTTGCCAGCACGGAAGGTTCTCCTGACGGACTGCTTGCGGTGTCATCAAACTTCCGTGAAATCTGGGCATTTGGTACAAACTCGATTGAAGTTTGGTACGACACAGGTGCGTCAGATTTTCCTCTCCAGCGCATCCAAGGTGCTTTCAACGAGTTGGGTTTGGCTGCTGCGTTCTCCGTTGCCAAAGTAGACAACGGATTGTTTTGGCTAGGTCGTGACCGTCGTGGTCAAGGCATCGTGTACCGCGCCAACGGCTATGCTGGTGAGCGCATCTCGACTCATGCGGTCGAGTGGCAAATTCAGCAATACGCTGATTTGTCGGATGCTATTGCCTACACGTACCAACAGGATGGTCACAGCTTTTATGTTCTGATTTTCCCAACGGCCAACACCACATGGGTTTATGACTTGGCGACTCAGGCTTGGCACGAGCGTGCAGGCTGGACCAATGGTGCGTTTACTCGTCACCGTAGCAATTGCCAGATGGCGTTCAACAATGAAGTCATCGTTGGTGACTTTGAAAACGGCAACATCTACGCTTTTGATTTGGACGACTATTCGGATAATGGTCAAATTCAAAAGTGGCTGCGCTCATGGCGTGCGTTGGGTCCGGGCAAGAATGATTTGAAGCGTACTGCTCATCACAGCCTACAACTCGACATTGACGCAGGTGTTGGTCTGAACACAGGTCAAGGCAGCGACCCTCAAGTCATGCTGCGTTGGTCAGACGATGGTGGTCACACTTGGTCAAATGAGAATTGGCTTTCAATCGGCAAGATCGGTGAATACTACCGACGAGTGATTTGGCGTCGTCTGGGTATGACGCTGAAGTTGCGGGATCGCGTGTATGAAGTCTCAATGACTGATCCTGTAAAGATCGCCATCATGGGTGCTGAACTTCACGCAAGCGCAACAAATGCCTAGTCCTAACGCGACTCCAACGCCGATCACGCCTCCCCGAGTGCCGCTGGTTAATCCAGCCAACGGGTTGATTGATCGTGCTTGGTACATGTTCTTTTTGTCGCTGCTTAATGCCGCACAAGTAGTTGATGGCAATCAAGATGTCGGACCTAACCCTACCTCGCTGATTGCTAGTTACGACTTGGCTTTGCAAGCACTGGCTCAAGAAGTCGGCACACAACCTGCGCCTGTTGACCTAAGTGCTGAACTGCAAAAGCAGATTGAAGCTGCTGGTATTGCTGACCAATGTTCGACTTTGATCTCTCAGGTAGCAGAGATTCAAAAGCAAATTGATGCACTGAACTCGGCGCCTGTACCATCCCAAGGCACGATCACTGCGGTGACTGCTACATCGCCTGTTGTATCGTCTGGCGGCACTGCACCTGACATCAGCCTTGCATCTGCGTATGGCGACACACAAAATCCTTACGCAGTCAAGACTGCCAACTACGTGCTGGCTGGTCCGACAACAGGCGCTGCGGCTTTGCCCACATTCAGGGCTTTGGTGGCTGCTGACATTCCTGCGCTGCCTTACGGCACGGGTACAGTCACCAGCGTTTCAGTTGTATCAGCCAACGGCTTTGCTGGAACTGTGGCAACTGCCACGACAACGCCAGCAATTACGCTGACCACCTCGATTACAGGCGTGCTCAAGGGCAACGGTACGGCTATCTCTGCCGCTGTCGTCAACACAGATTACTTCGCGCCGTCTGCGCCTGTCACTAAGACAGCCGACTTTACAGTCACGGCTACGGATGTTTGGCTGATCAACAACAAGTCTGGCTCAACTTGCACGGCCACGCTGCCTACTGCATCGTCATGGTCTGGTCGTGTGCTGCGTTTTCAGAATTACCAAACACAGACGCTGGTGTCAGCGTCGTCAAACGTGGTTCCCTTGGCTGGCGGTGCTGCTGGCACGTCGATTCTCTTGGCAAGCGCAGGTGATTCTGCGACACTCGTGTCAGATGGCTCTAACTGGCTGATGACACAATACGTGCCTAACAACATCCTTCTTTTGGAGTAAACCATGACAGTGACCGTCAAAGTCCTAGTACCAGCGAAATACGCTGAGAACTCGCAAACCACCCAGTACACAGCTACTGGTGTGACCGCCATCATCGACAAGTTCACAGCTACGAACATTAGCGCCTCTGCTGCTACGATCAGCGTGAACTTGGTGACAACTGCTGGCTCTGCTGGCAACACCAACTTGATCACAAAGACCAAGACATTGCAGCCTTCTGAGGTCTACACTTTCCCCGAACTCGTGGGTCAAGTGTTGAGCGCAGGTGACTTTATTTCAACACTCGCAGGAACCGCAAGTGCAATCAACTTCCGAGTCAGTGGCCGCGAAGTTACCTGATGACGTGTGGCAAGTGATCAAGGATCACCTGCTCAAGTACAAAGGATACGAAGCGCCCGATGAATTACGTAATTGGTTAAATGAAAACACCACCATTGAGTTGTTTGATGGTGGGGCGTTTCTCTCTAAAGGAAACGAGTTTGACCTGTTTGTTGTGCCGGAAAAACGGGGTCGTTGGCGAATTCGTACAGTAGTTGGAAATTATTTAAACAAAATGGGCCAAACCCACGGTAAAATCGTGGTACGTATCAATGAGCATAATATGCCATCGCTGCGGCTGGCTCGTGGTTTCGGGTTCAAAGAAGTTAGTCGTGAGAACGACACAATTCGATTGGAGAATGAATCATGGGTGATTTAGTCAACGCAGGCGCAGACCTGCTAGGTATTGGTCCAGCAAGTAAGCAGGCCGAAGCGACTTATGATGCAGCGCAGCTAGGTGCAAACGCATCGCGTTATGCGACTGATTTGCAAAAGCAAATGTTCGATAAGCAACTCGAACTGCAACAGCCGTGGCATCAAGCTGGTACGAACGCACTAACCAAGATGCAAAGTCTTGAGCCGTTCAAGTACGATCCAAACACAATGTTTAATGACCCCGGCTATGCGTTCCGCATGAGCGAAGGGATGAACGCGCTGAACCGATCAATGGCATCAAAAGGTCTTGGTGTTTCAGGTGCAAACATTAAAGGTGCTTTGAAATACGGTCAGAATCTGGGTTCGCAAGAATTCGGCAATGCCTACTCCCGCGCTCTTGACGAGTACAACACCCGTTACAACCGACTCGCATCTCTTGCAGGCGTAGGTCAAACTGCCGCAGGTAACATTGGTTCTGCTGCAAGCGGATACGGTGCTAACGTGGGTAATCTGGCAATGGGTAATGCTGCCACTCAGGGTAACGCTTTGATGGCTGGTAGTAACATTCGGGCACAGCAATACGGTACAGCAGGTAAAGCACTCGATCAGGCACTGAATACCGACTGGAGCAAAGTTGGCAGTTATTTTGGTGGTTCTGGCTCAAATACCTATGGTATGGATGCTGAGACTGCCGCAGCAACAGGATTGATCTAATCATGGCAGGTCCAGACTTCAACATCATCAAGCCCGAACTCGCTGGCAGCTTCGGTGCAGGGTATCGCTCATCCCAAGAAAATCGGATGGCGACTGAGGAAAACCAGATCAAACTGGATCAATTGAAAGCTGATCGTCAAGCGATGCTTCAGTTTCAAGAACAATTGAAAGCCGCTGGTCACGATCCAGATGTCGGCAAAGTATTTGATGCCATGATTGCTACGGGTAAACCCGACTATGTGATGAAGGGTATGGACGGCAAAAAGCGTCTACAGGCTCAATCCGAGTTTGCCAAGATGATGGGTCTGGATATGCCCGGTGCTGCTCCTGCCGCACCAATCGCTGCGCCCGGTGCTCCAATGGCTGCGCCTGCTCCTACCAATGCTTTGGCTGGCGCTCCTGCTGCTCCAATGGCAGCACCCGCAGCACCCGTGAACGCGATGGCTGGTAATCAACCAATGGTTGCACAGACACAGACACGCATCAACAATTTGCTGAATTACGCTGCTCGAAATGCAGGCACTCCAGAAGGCAACCAAGCAATCCAGCAAGCCAAGATCATGCAAGATCAGCTTGAGATGTACAACCGTCAAAAGTCGCCTAGTTTGGCTGACCGATATGTGCCCGTGGGCAAGCATGTGTTTGACCGTGAAACTCAAAAATGGATTTCTTCTCCCGGTGGTGGTGGCGGTGGTGGTGATGGCGCTGGTCCAGCACCTAAACCTATGACCGCAGTGCAAAATCAAAAGTTCAAGAAAGAAATGGCTGCTGACGTGGTTGGTGTTCAATCCGCCAAGTCCACAGCAGACGAACTCGAAAAGCTGACCGATGAATTGGTTGGCAATCCTGATAAAAAGATTGCACCACATAAAGGTTTGGGTGGCATCACTGGCTACTCATCTTTTGTGTTCAACGCCCCAAAAAGTGAAGCACGTGACGCGCAGCAAAAACTTGACACGTTTAAGGGCAAGATTAGAACCTTTGGTCGTCAACTTGCTTCACAAGAAGGCAAACTTGGCAACATGGCTGTTCAAGAATGGAAGATGGTTGCTGACTCTATTCAAGCAATTGATCCCGCAGCTAAGAACTTTGACGAGCAAATGCGCGATGTGGTGCGTCAAGCACGTATTGCCGCAGACCGCATCAAAGACAGATACGATATGACTTACGAAGGTCAGGACGGTGCTGCACCCGCTGCACCCGCTACACCTGCTGCTCCAAAAGCTGAGTCTGTCAGTATTGGTGGTAAAACTTACGCTCGACCTGCTGGTATGAGCAACGCTGACTGGGCTGAATACAAAGCATCACAAGGGGTCAAGTAATGAGTCCTGAAGAATGGTTGGCGGCTAAATCCAAAAAAGCCCCTGCTGAACAAGCCACTTCGCAGACTCAGGTAATGAGTCCCGAAGAATGGATGGCTTCTAAATCCGGTATGCCCGGACCTCGTGCTGCTGCTCCTGAATGGGCTAAAAAATACCCACGTCTGTATGAGACTGCGGTTGCTGCTCGACAGATTGCAGGTCCGACTGTTGAGATGTTGGGTGCTGCTGGCGGTGGTCTTGCTGGTACAGGCGCAGGTGTAGTTGGCGGTCCAGTCGGTATGGCCGCTGGCGGTGTCGCTGGCGCTGGTCTAGGCTACGGTGCTGCTCAAGAACTGCTGACTGCCGCTGACGTGGCGCTCGGTTTGCGTCAACCCCGTACAGGTGCTCAAACAATTACAGAGCCTTTGGAAAATATTGCCACTGGTGCAACTTACGAAGCAGGTGGTCAAGCCGCAGGTAAAGTTGTTGGCAAAGCTGCTGAACTCGTAGGTAGAGGCATTGGTAAGGTGTCCAATGTACTTGGTGACATTACCGAACTACCCAAGCAAAAAGCTGCTGCACTTGCCCGTGCTGCCGCTGGCGAGAAGCTGCCTGAAATTCAAGCAGCTTTGCGTAATGCCCCTGAAGGTCTGACAGCCGCACAAGCCATCGCATACCAAATTGATCCTGTCACTGGTAAAGCAGTCGTCAATGCTCCAGCGGTTCAACGGATGCTCAAAGAAGCACCTCGTGAAACTGTTGCTGGTTCTCAATACTTCTCTGATGTTGCCCGTGCAAACGAAGCCGCGCACAAGCAGATGCTGAATAAATTGGCAGGCGGTACATCGCAAGCTGAGTCAATTGCAACCCGTCAGGCTGAAAAAGAAGCCTTGAACAAATTGACAACGCCAATGCGTGAGACTGAACTGGCTGCGGCAAATATCGCAGGTCAAAAATTGCCGGGTCTGACTGCTGAGGCTGAACGCCTTGGTCAAGCTGCTGGTCAGAAAGTCGAAGATGTACGTCGATTTACTGGCGCTGGTGGGCGTGCAGTTGACAAATATTACAAAGCCGCAGCCACGGCTGAAGGACTCACTCCAACTCAAAATGCGGAGTACATGGGCAGTCTTGCAAAGAAAGCTGAAGAAGTAGCAACCAAGTCTGCCAATGATTCATTGACTCTTGGTGAAGCTGCACGATTTGCAAAGAGCGCAGCAGACAGCCTTGAGGCTCATGGTCTGAAGCCCTTGGAGTCTGCACCGTTGGTTCAACGCATCACTGGCATCTTGGGTGATCCCAAGTCAGGTGTTGCTGGCAACGATGTCATGGAAGCTGCTGTGCGAAATGTGGCTGACGACATTGCAAAGTGGACCAACAAAGTCGGCGTCATTGATGCCAATGCTTTGGAGGCTATTCGCAAGAACTCTGTCGATGCGGCTGTTGCCAAGATGCGTCCCGGCTTAGATCAAACTGCTCAGAAGAACCTGACAGCTTCTGTGTTGTCGGGCATTAAACCTGCCATTGATGACGCCATCGAAGCTGCTGGCGGTACTGGCTGGCGCAACTATCTTGAGACTCATTCTGCTGGTTTAAATGAACTCAACAAGACTAAGTTTGGTGCAGAATTGATGGGTTTGTACGACTCGTCACCTGCAAAGTTTGTGCAGGTTGTTACTAACAACTCGCCTGAAACTTTGATCAAAATCTTTGGCTCTAAGAACTACGATCTCGTCAAAGCGATGGGTGAGGAAACTGCTGGTCGCTTGACTGCCGCTGGCCGTGACATTCAACGTGCTGACGATATTGCGTTCCAAGCCACAGAAGGTCAACGTGCTTTCGACTTGTTGCTCAAGGATCACTTTTTCAAGTTCCAATTGCCCAACATGCTGAACGTAGCGACAACCACTGTCAACAAAGTGCTTGATGTGCTCAGTGGCAAGATCGGCAAAAAGTCTATGGAAGTGTTGGTCAATGCGTCCAAAGATGCCAAGAGTTTTGATGACCTGCTTAAAGTGTTGCCTGCGTCTGAACGCAGCAAATTCTTAAAAGCAATCAAAGACCCAAGCACTTTCGCACAAGCTGGTAAAGCTGCTTCCAAATCATCAGGCGCTGCTCTTGGCGCAGACTCTACAGAATCTGCAACTAATGCTTTGGCTCCAGACTCAAAAAATCAAAACGCATTGCGTATTGAACTAAACGGAATGGCAAGATGAGCGACATGATTTCAATTACCGAATCCAAGTTGCAGACACATGAGGCTGTCTGCGCTCAACGCTATGAAACAATCAATCGTCAGCTTGAGAACGGCTCTGCCCGTATGACCAAGATCGAGTATTACATCTGGGCAGTCTTGGCTGCGGTGCTTCTTGGCCCCGGTGCTGCTGCTGAATTCTTCAAGCGTTTGATCGGCTTGTAATGTGGGTCCAGAAATTATGCTCGCGCTGCAAGCAATGCGTGCGGCATATTCTGGAATTCAATACTGCTGTGATTGCCTTAGAGAAGGCAGCGTCGAAATTCAGCGCGTCAAAAAGACTGTTGAAGGTGGTGTTGCTGACGCCAAAAAGATTTATGCAGAAGTCACTGGTATCTGGGGATGGCTGCAAGGACTTTTCGGAGTCCAAAAACCAAAGCAGGCTCCACAAGCCAGTTTGTCAAGCACAGCCTCCGCGCAAAAGCCTGTGGCGAAAGAGGTCTACATCGACCACGTGCCCACCCAAGACGAAGTTGTCCAGCAGTTCATCGGCCATGTCGGTGAGTGGTTTGACAACTACCACACGTTAAAAACATTCACAGAAAAGCGATACGCTGAAGTTTTTGGAAAGGATGACATCGACCAAAAAGAAGTGCTGGAACTAACACAGTTGCAAGTTGAAGTGGATGCAGCATATCCTGCTCTTATGAGTTTGATGACATCCAATGCTCCTTGGCAGCTAGGTCCAATCTGGACCCAGTTCAAAGAGATGCAAGACAAAGTGAAAGTTGGTCAAGCGGCACGCAAGATGCGTCAGCAACGTGAGAAAGCCAAACGTGATGCTGATGCAGCCCAAAGGCGCAGTGATCAGATTGACCGCAACATGACTTGGTTTTGGGCTATCTTGACGGTCTTTTATTTTTGGATTTTGATGGGCGCTGTATGGCTAAACACGAAGACAACGCAATAATCTTTCTGCTTTGCATTGTCATCGGCATTTTGCTTGTGCTTTTGTTCTTTGCATTGCTGCGTATGGAAAAACTGGATTCAAACCTCGTAAAGAATAACCGAGAAGTGAATAAAGCAATCGTGCTTCTACGGGAGGAGCGCGAGAAATTTAAAAAGGAGTTAGATGATGGACGAAAACCATAAACAAAAGTGGACCTACCTCATGGGTCTGACCTACATGATTGTGAACATTGCTGACTTTGTGGCGTTCCCTATCATGTACACCATCGTGCAGTTTTGGGAAACCCAAGCATCCAATGATGCGTTTCGCCAATGGGTTCCGTTGACGCTGACCAATGGTGGGTTCATTCACATTGCGTTCGCTGCGATCTTGGGCATCTCTGCTTTCAACAAAGAAGAAAAGAAACCCGATGCTGCGTAACCTCGGCATCTTCATCGCCTGCTTGCTGATGGCGTTCTTTGCTGGTAAGTACCAAGAGCGCCAAGAGATCAAAGCGGAAGTCACACGCATTGAATCAGCAATGCGTGATGAAGCTGCCGCCACTACAGCAAAACTTGAAAAGGAAAAACGTGATGCTGAAATCAAAGTCAACCAGCTTCGTGCTGATGTCGCTGCTGGTACTGTCAGGTTGTCAGTCCGTGCCAGTTGCTCTGCCTCCACTGCCGCAGGGGATTCAGAAGCGAGAGCCGAACTTGACCCAAAGACTACTGACGACCTTATCGCCATCACCGCAGACGGCGACCAAGCCATCATCGAATTGAATTCGTGCATCGACTTTTACAACAACTTGAGGAATGTTAAATGAACCTAAGCGAACACTTCACCCTTGATGAATCTACCTACAGCGAAACTGCTGTGCGTCTGCACATTGACAACCAGCCAAGCACTGTGCAATTGGAAAACATGAAGCACGCTGCTGCGTGTCTTGAGCCACTTCGTGCTGCCACTGGTCCTTTGCGAATCAACTCATGGTTGCGTCTGCCAGATGTGAACGTGGCTGTTGGCGGTTCCAAAGTGTCATCGCACATGGACGGATGGGCTATCGACATTTCCAGCACCAAGATGACCCCAATCGAGTTGTGCCATAAAGTCGAAGAACTTGGTATCAAGTATGACCAGATGATTCACGAGTTTGGTCGTTGGATGCACATCAGCTTTGCGCCTGAGATGCGCCAGCAGAAGCTGACGATCTTCAAGCCCGAAGGTAAGTACAAGCCCGGCATTTTGACCGAAGCCGAGTATCACGCAGCCTGATTCCAAGACGGTACAGTGACCCACGTAGTTCTCTGAGGCTTGTACTCAGACTGCGTGGGTTTTGTTTGGCTGCTTCACGTTTAGCCTTGCGCTTCTTTGCAGCCTCAGCTTGTTTCTCGTCCACGATCTCAATAGGAAACTCAGAAGCCAGCGGTTTTTTGAGATTGGCAGGCACAGCCACACAGCACCACACAGCATTAAACTGACGAGCACCGTTGGGACTTATCACATAGTCTGCAATGTAGCAACCGTAGGTGCGGCGTAAGCACGCGATCAGCAAGTCTTGGGCATACCCTGTCAACTTAGACAATTCACGCACTGTGAGTCCCTGTGGATGAAGAAGCAACGCTTCTCGCACCACTTCACTTATCGTCTTGGGCATTGCCATTGATGATCTCCTTCAATCGCAGCAAACGCTTGATGTGATACTCAATCATGCTTCCGTGATACTCAGCAGCACTTTGAGAGATGAGCAGTTCACGTCTTGCCTCATCGTATTCACGTTGTGCTAACTCGTCAGCCGTTGGGGTTTTGAACAATTGCTTTAGTTGATCTAACATATTACTCCTTAGTTGGTGTTACACACTGTATCACACTTCTTTGACAAAGATACCTTCTTTGGTTAAATAACCTTTGCGGTCTTTGATTTCGTTGTATGCGCCAGCAAGACACTCGACAAGATCAATGTCCAGCACCGCGCACACCATGATCAGTGTTACCACAATGTCACCCACGGCATCTTTGGCTTCGTCAAGATTCTTTTTATTGAGGGCGTCAAACAACTCGGTGACTTCCTCAAGAGTCTTGATGGCCTGTGAGAGCGCGGTAGCGTTTTGCACAATGCCACGAGCCTCACCCCATTGCACGACTTTCATTTCTAATTCGCTGTAACTCATTTCAATGTCCTTTCGATTGACGATATTCTTTGATTGCATTACGCAATCCTTGTTGTGTTGTTGCTTTGTCATCTAGCGCCAAAGCCTGCGCTTGATCCAGTGTGCCTTGACACATGATGCGGTGACAGATCACGGGAACACCTTGACCCTGACGGCGCACACGAGCGTTGAACTGCTCGTACAAGTCAAGTGACCAGTTGAGTCCGTACCACACCAAGATGTGTCCGTTCTTTTGCAAGCCGTCGATACCGTGACCCATTGATGCAGGATGACCAATCATCAGTGAGCAGTCACCAGTTTTCCAGCGGTGCATGGCGTTGGTCAATGATGACTCGCTTTTACACTCGGTCAGGTTGATCGGGTCAAGATGTTTAAACTTCTCCATGATCCGTGCAGCGTCTGATCTGTACGCATACGCACACAGCACAGGTGAGCCTTGGGCTTCATCGAGGATGTCTTCAAGTGCGTCCAGCTTCAAGTCATGCACAGGTTCCCACAGCGGCATCCCTGCCACTGGGTACATTGCACCGTTGGAGAACTGCAAACACTTGTTCGTCAACGATGCTTGGTTAAAGGCTTCAACTTCTTTGCCGCTGTCCAGCACCAAGAAGAATTCTTTTTCCATCTTCTCGTACCGAGCACGCAGCGCATCAGGCATCTCGATCTCAACATCATTGACCATCAGGTCGGGCAGCGGGTTGTAATCCTCTGCACTCATCTCAAGCGTGATGTCACCGATCAGCTTTTTGATCGTGTCTTCGGTGTCCTCATACGGCACTTCTTTGTACGGTCCAGCCTTCTTGTAAAAGCGGGTGCGGAAAGCCGTCTTTGATGTACCCAAGCGAACACCTTTGTCCACCACCAGAAACTGACCATGCAGGTCTTTGTAGCCATTGGATGCAGGTGTACCAGTAAGTCCAGTGGTCCAGTCAAACTTGTCCAGAATCTTTTTGACTGCCTTGACTCGATTGGTTGCTGAGTTTTTGCACTTGCTGATCTCGTCCCACACCACACCGTTGAACGGCATCGGCTTGTCTTTCTTGACAAAGTAAGTCTGTAAGGTCTCAGCAAGCCAGCCAAGGTTTTCGTAGTTAATCATGTACACGTCAGCAGGACGCAGCAAAGCACGAGTGCGCTGATCCTTTGTACCCGTGACCATGCTGAACCGCAGGTGTTTGGTGTGTTCCCACTTCGCAGCTTCTTGACGCCACACAAGTCGGATGACTCGGATGGGAGCCACGATGATGACACCGCGCAGAAACTGAGTACGGATCAAGTGAGCCAATGAGGTCAACGTGATCACGGTCTTACCCAGTCCCATGTCCAACCACAACATCGAGTTGGGGTGAGTGCATTGGAAGTTCACGGCTTTCTGTTGGTAGCCGTGGAGCAGATCGGGAGTCAGCATCCCATCACCATTACATCAATCATTGTTTTACCTTCACTTACGTTGTCAATTACAAATACGTTTACTTTTTGTTCACGGAGTCGGGCGTGTTCTCTTTCTTGAGCCGCTGTTGGTTTAGCACCTTCACGCTTAAATTCACAGAACCACACACGACCATCAGGCGTGATGAACAAACGATCTGGCACAGCAGCCCGTGCGGGGCTGGTGAATTTGTAAGCAAGCACACCCTTTGATCTTGCATAGTCACAGACTTTGGCTTCAATATCCTTTTCGAGCATTACAGTCTCCATCGGCTTTCTTGCCTTCTAGTTCGATCAACAACTCGATGTAGTGCTTGGCTTTCAGCAGATCAGCAAGTCCGTTTTTCTTTCTCCAGCGACTCACATACTTGATCACGTTGCCCTCGAAGTACCCAAGCGCGTTGGCATGGATGTATTCAATCGGCTGAATCGGCAAGTCCTTGTAGTGCGTGCCACCCACTTGTTCGTTTAGGCTAGACCCAGACATAATTTCTCCACTTCTCTTACGTAATAATCAAAATCAACCGGCAGCTTGCCAGCATCACGAATGTCGTTGCAGGGCTGCACACCCCAACCAGATTCCACACCAATCTTGCGCCACACACCGGGGTTCTTAGCAAGAGGCGGCATCCACTTAAACAAGTGACCACCACCTTCAGCGATGTAGTAGCGCGTGATGTTTTGCAACTGCGAAGTCACACCATCCTTTTCAATTGCAAGATGGCTAGACCGTGGCACTTTGGTGCGAAGCATGAAGTCCATGATGTCGGGCCATTTTTCCAATGTCTCGCGAATCGGTGCGTTCTCGACCAACACCTTTTCCGCTACCTTGGCAATCACCAGACCGCCAGCGTTTTGATGCCAGCCCATGTTGTACTCATACGCACCCTTGCGTTTGACCGATCCGTTCTCGTACTGGGCAATGTAGTTGTTGACATCGCGGATCATCATTGACTTGTAGATCGCTTCTTCAAGCTGCAAGCCTGTGCGAATCTCCCATGCTGATCGAACCAGATCAACCATCATCTTTTGGCTGCGGGGCACACGCACCGTCAGACCATCGGTGTTGACTTGGATCAGCGTCAAGCCATCAATCTGCATCAAGCCTTCAGCCAGTACGCACAGCAACAGTTGACCATTGAGCGTGATGCTCATGGTGAACAGTGGATCGTAGAACACACTGAACTGACTGTTGCTGTCACCATAGACACCGTTGAGCGCCAGCTTCAGCATGGCAGACTCAGCAGACTTCTTTGGGTATGACTTGCGCTGCTCGTACAGGTGTTTGTAGATCGTTACGAAATCGCGCCCAAGGTGTTGAGGATGGAAGCCGTTAGTAATAGCGAGGTTCGGGTAATAGCTAGCAACATCCAAATCAACAATGACGTAATCATCGTCCGATTCGACCACTTGAGACTCCACGCTGCCGTGAATACCCCCAAGACCAAATACGAAAGTAAATCTATCGACAGTAGCAGTGAGATCATTGAAAACTCCTTTAGTTTCGGTGATGACTTGATCCTTGAGCCAGTTGAGCACACGGGTCAACTCAGGTGACTGGAACTCGATCCAAGGCAAGATGGCGTCTTTGAGGGCAATAGTTGGGCGAGGGGTTTGACGTGGTGTACGACCCTTGGAGCCGTAGTCGTACAAGGTGACACCAGCTTCTTCCAACTTCATGGCGAAGAACTCTTTGCCGATCTTGGTATCGTTGAAGTTGAGCCAGTCTTTGCCCGGGTACATGACGCACAGCTTCTCACGGAAGTTCAGCATCTCTGTTGTGTGCTGCATGAACTTCTTGGTCTGCGCCACGTCATGTTTGTTGTATTGCTTAAGCACTTCAATCTGTTCGGCGTTGAGCATTGTGCCCACAGGGAACGGTAAGTCCTCAATGCTGTCAGAGCGCATGTTGAACTCAAGCACCTTGAGACTAGTCGCTCGTGCCTTGTTGTCAAAGTGGTGAATCTTGAACAGATCAATCTGCTCAATGAATCGGTCTGATGGATTGACGTTGTGCATCCATCGGCTCTCATCGTCTTGTGAATGGATGATCGCCATAGCCTTGTCGTACAAGGTGCGTGCATCACTCTTACCCATGCGGATCAGAGTGTGAATCACAGGGTAATCGAACCCCAAGTTGTTAAAGCCAACCAAGCGCGAGTTGGTGTCCTTGAGGTGCTGGAGGAACTCAATGATCTCACGACTGTCGTTGCGTAAGTCGCTGATCTCGAACATCCAACACAAAGGTGCTTCTGCGTGTTCCACCGCCAGTGTGAACACGTTGGGATAGGTTTCGATGTCGAACACATAGTCATTACTCATTACGTTTACTCAGTTAGGTGGGGTACTTGTGACACTGTAGCTGGCAGGATTGCCGTCACTTTTCCCCGTAAAAGGTGGGGCTTACTCGCTGCACTGGAGGACAGGTGGATAACTCAAAACACAAGTCAAGTCCAGCATTTGCTTTCAGCCCCGATTAGATTACTGACCGCCTAAGAATGAAGGCAGACCAGATTGTGCAAACGGTGCAGCAGGCATGGCAGCTTGTGGAGCAAAGCCAGCAGGAGCACCAGCCACAGCACCAAACAAGTTGGATGCGTCAACAGCACCTTCACCAAAAGCAACATCATCGCCAGCAAACTGCACAGCGATCAAGTCGCAACGCACGCCACGACCATGCTTGTTGTCTTGCAACCAAGGCTTGACAGCAGCGTTGACACGGCAACCACCGTACAATTTACGTGCGAGTTGTTGAAACGCCATTGTGTTGGCAGGGTCCACTGGTGAGCCATCGGCTTGGATCATCTGCGGTGCAGAGTCACGACCAGCAGTGATGAACACAGCGCCTGCATCAGCGTAGCCGTCATAAGGCTTAAAGGTTTTCTTGTTGACCTTCTCAGTACCCAAGCCGTAGCAGCGGGTCTTGCGGTCATTTTGAATCATGCCCATAACGGTCTGGGCGTGCTCTTTCCACTTCTCCAAAGCCATCGCGCCATAACGCTGCATGAACTGTTGGAAGCCTGCATGGTCCTGCGGCATGATGAACTCAGCGTTGTAGCTGATGCGTTGAGCACCAGTGGCTTCGTTCACTTGCTTTTGAGGTTCAGCGAGGTGAGGGAAAGACAAACGGACATTTGACAAAAAGATGATTTCAGACATTACGATTACTCCATTGATTTACAAAAGCCAAGCGGGAAGCTCGGCGGGGGTTTCAACTGCACTGAACAACGGTGCAGCGTTCGTGATAACCGCAGGACGGCTATCAGACTCGGGAACCACAGTCAGCTTGCCAGCCAACTTGGTCACATACTCTTGCTCCATGCGCTTTAGCTGGCGCTCGGACAACGTAACCTTCTCGCCCTTTTTCTCCCACGTCAGCTTCTCAGCCTTAGCAGGTGACACGAGTTTGGTTTCATAGATTGCGCCTTTGGGGATGCCCATCTTGACCAGCTTCTCAGCGATCTGATCTTCAGGCAGCGACCAAGCACGTGAGCCACGACCATTGACCAGTTTGAGGCCAGCAATAGATTGACCTGCTTCCAGACGACGTTGTGCTTCCTTCTCCACACCTTCAAGGAGTTGGCGCATCAAGGGGGCAGCTTCCATGATCTGAGCGATCTGGGCATCATCCATCGTAGATGGGTCTTTATCGGCACTTTGCTGTGCGACATCGAGTGTTTGATTTACAACAGGCTGGAACATGATTCCTACCTCCTTCATTACGTTACTTGCCAGCGCGTTGCATGAGCCTTTGGCGCGGCAGAATTTACATTGACTTTCACCCGGTACAAGCGGTGCATCTGGTTTGTCAGTTGCAGCAGCTTGAGTGATGATTGTACCCATGTTGTCCATCAAAGACTTCACAGTGACAGTGTGCGATGTGATTGGCTTCATGCCCTTCATCGCCAGCTTAGGCTGGATGATGGTCATCTTCACATAGTCGAAAGGATAAGTACCGTTAACGGGCAGCTTGTAGCCTGCCAGCACACCGTATGCGTACTGCTCAAGCTGCATGTTGCCTTCGGCGCTAACGATACCCATACCATCTTTGTAGTCGATCAACTCAAGCGTGTTGCCACCGATGATCTGAATGTCCACTGTACCCGACAGATCAGCACGACCCAACAGGAACGCAGGATCAACTTTGCTTTCGCTGATGATCTTGGAGATGCCGTTCAAAGACTGATCCATGATGTAGTCATAGGCAATCTTGACACGAGCAATACGATCTGAGGTGACTGTGAACTCACCCTCGTGATCTGTCAAAGTCAGGCCAATGAACGCTGCTGGTTCAACTGGTACACCTTTGAAACATTCTTCAAGCAGCGTGTGGCTGTGAGTCCCGTCAACGGCAGCAGGGCCGCTGCCTTGATCGGGGTACTTGGCTTCCTCACGGATCGAGCCGGGGCACAAGGCCCAACGGCTACGCTTGGAGGGTGACAGTTGTGCGTGTGCGCTCATTTCAGTGCTTCAACGCCAGCAAACAATTGACCGTAGTGCTCGGGCTTGACATCGTTGATGTTCTGGTATCCGAGTTGAGTCAGCACGGCTTGGATTTGTGCGCCCTTGGTAGCACCCAGAGCCTTGTATGCGCTCATCACATAGTCGATCAAGCCTTTGCCATCACTGAACGGCACACCAGCAACGGCAGGTGCTGCCACAGGAGCAGCCACGAACGCAGGAGGGGCAGGCATAGCAGGAGCCTCAACCACAGGTGCAGCTACGGGGGCTGCAACGGGGGCGGCTTGTACCACGGGTGTAGGGGCTGGTGCAACAGTAGCGACTGGTGCTACATTGTTGGATTCAAATTTGGCAGTAAGTGCGATGACGGCAGCGGTCAGGGCTTCAATCTTGAGTTCGAGTGACATATAACGATTCCTTTGGGGTTACAGGGGGTTGGATTACAAGGCGATCATCATTAAACGCCTCGACGATTTCACGCAGCACCTCTGATGGCTGACCATACTTTTGTGCTTTGTTGTGAAATTTGGTGCGTGTCTTGTCAGTCACACGGACAACAAGAAACTTGGATTTGAGTTTTGAGACAGACATATCAAAAATAAATTTTGTTTCGTTGAACAAAGTATAACATCATCTGATACACTTGCGTCAACAAATTTAAAAAATAAATTTATGACCTCTGAACTAATCGTAAATCCTGAAACAGGTGTAGTTGAAAAACGCACCGTTGTCACAGGTTCTGTTTCAAAAGCAGGGTATTTGAGAATTCGGTACAAAGGAAAGATTGAGTACGTTCATCGTCTGATGTGGGAACATTTCAACGGACCTATTCCTAAAGGTATGCACATTGATCACATCAATGGGATCAAATCAGACAATCGTCTTGTGAATTTGAGAATGGTTACACCATTTGAAAATATACAAAACAGAGATCGACTAAAGCGAGAAAAAAGAAAGACCTTGACTTTATGGGTCAAGGTCTAAAAGGATCAACATGAAGGTGACAACTGCATTGTCAGGAAACATTATATGAGTACAGCACCACAAGTACAAGCACACCCCGCATCCATTGATGCGTACATCAGACACGGTTGGTCACTCGTCCCCATCCCTGCTGGAACCAAGGGTCCACGCACACCCGGCTGGAACATCAAATCCAACGCACTTAAATCGCAAAGTGATTTGCCCCAAGGCTACGGCATTGGCTTGGCACATGCTTACTCAGGCACGATGGCCTTGGACATTGATGAGTGGGACAGCACCACTGTTGCGCTGAAGCAACACGGTATTGATCTGCACCAGTTGTATGACGCCAACGATGCCGTCATCGTGGACTCAGGCAGAGCAGGGCACGGCAAACTGTTGTACGCGATGCCCTTGGGCTTGGCACTGCCGTCCAAGAAAATCCTAATCAACGGTGTCACCGCATACGAGTTGCGCTGCGCCACAGCCAACGGCTTGACGGTGCAGGATGTCCTGCCTCCATCCATTCACCCCGAAACCATGCAGCCTTATCGTTGGGCAGGTAAGGGTCACTGGATGCGCTTGCCCATCGTGCCCCAAGCCCTGCTTGACTTGTGGAACGGTCTGCTGGCGCAGGACAAAGAGCGCACCATTAGCGCAGGCGAGTCAGTTGACGCCTCATGGGAGGACATTCGCACAGCACTCGAAGCCATCAGTCCCAATTGCTCCCGTGAGGAATGGGTGACGGTAGGCATGGCTTTGAAGTGGGCAGGTGAACAGACAGATCAGCTCGACCCTGCACTGACATTGTGGAATGACTGGTCTATGCCATCAGCCAAGTACCCCGGCGAGAAAGAGATCATCACGCAGTGGGTCAGCTTCCGTAACGACAAAGGCACAGCGGTCAAACTGGGATCGCTGTTCCATATCGCCAAGCAACACGGGTGGGTGCGCCCTGCTCCAGACATCTCCACCATGTTCTCTGCCGTGGAGTCACCTGCTGACCCAAAATCCGTGCTGGTTGACCTGCGGCCACGGCCACCAGCGATGGATGTGAATCTTTGGCCTGCCGTACTTGCTCGACGTGCTGATGAGATCGGTCAAACAGTGGGTTGCGATCCACTTGTGCCATTGTTTGCAGGTCTAGCCGCTGTGTGCGGTGTCGTTGATGCCCGTACCCGCCTCGAACTCATCAAAGACTTTAAAGTTCCACCAGTGCTGTGGTTGATGACCATCGGTGCGCCAGCCGACAAGAAGACACCCGGCTCCACGCCCATGCTGGCCCCGCTGAAGAACTTGGAATTTGAGGATCGCCCACGGTTCAAGAAGGAACTGCTGGACTGGGAGGGTCAAGAGGCCATGTTTGCCTCCAGCAAAAAGGCTTTCCTTGAGTTCTCGTCTAGCCCCGATGCCCTGATGGACACCAGCCAAGCGCCAGCGGTGCATGAGTTGCCACCGCAGCCTGTGCCCCTGCGGATCACCGTGGATGACGTGACCTCACAGAAACTCGTTCGATTGGCTGCTGACCGTCCTCGTGGTTTGCTGTGCGCTTTAGACGAGATGAACTCATGGGTGCGTAAGCTGACAGACAAGGCCAGTGGTGAAGATCGTTCCGCATGGGTCAAGGCTTACGAGTCGTCACCTTACGAGATGGACCGTGTGGGCAGTGGGTCAATTTTTGCCGAAAATTTGGCAGTCAGCATCTACGGCAACATCCAGCCCCGAGTGTTCCGTGAGAACCTGCACAATTTATCAGCAGACGGTCTGGTCCAGCGATTCGTGCCGTGCATCTTGAACGGTGACTTGACTCGCAAGCCAGTCGAGTTGCCCGAGTACCTGCTGAACAAGGAACAATGGGAGCAGACTCTGCGAATTGTCTTTGCCATGCCAGCCATGACTTACCAATTGAGTCCAGAGGCAAAGGCTGTGTTCCAAGAGTTCCAAGACTGGTACGACTCCAAGCGCAACGATGAACGCTTACTCCAATCTGACGATACCTTTATGACTGCGTTTGGCAAGATCGAGGGTTTAGCAGGACGCTTCATGCTCATGTTCCACCTGATCGAGTCGCCATTTAGCATGACGGTATCAGCAGACGTGGCAAAGCGTGTGATCGAGATGGTCCAGACTTACGTGATCCCCGCTTACCGTTACGCCTTGTCCGAACTGTCTGGTGCGTCCAACTTCGACACGTGGCTGCGAGATCACATCATTCAGCACGCTGACTCCACCACAATGACGATGGCTGAGATCAAGCGGTCAGCTAGGCGTCAGATTGAAAAGGTCAACGTGTGGCAACAGGACCAAATGATCTACGGCGCGATGTATCCATTGGAGCAGGGCAGGTGGGTGATGCGAATGGATGACGGTTCACGTGAGAACCAGCACCACGCTCAGTGGGCCATCAATCCTGCTTTGGCTGTGCAGTTCAAGGATCACCGTAAGGCTGTGATTGCCGCCAAGCAGCGCCAACTGGCAGACATTTACAAACTCAGCACAAAAGAAAAGCCCCGAGTTCACGGGGCTGAGTTGCTGGACTAAAAAGGGGCCGAAGCCCCTTTTTTACTTGAAGTACATGGCAAACAGGTAACACACGAGGGCAAAGCCCATCAGGTCTTCAAACAGTTCGGTCATTTTGATTCCTTTTTCAATTTGGGCAATGGTGCCCAGTGGGTATAAAACTCATCTTTGCCGTTGTACTGTCCGTACATGGCAACACCTCCATCACCAAGTAGCTGCACCTTGACCCCACGGGGGCACGTGGCTATCGGTTGCCAGAAGTATTCGTGGTCCACTGCGACAGTGCCAGACTTGTCAAGACGATATGGCACAGACAGGCCAATTGGTTTACGGTCCATTTTTTGCTTTCAGTTTGGCTTCAATTTCTCTAGTGATACTTTCGCCAGTTTTCTTTTGGTCAGACCAAATTTTGTCAACTTCCTCATCCGTCAGCCCAACCCATGTGCGCTGTGGTGGGGTGGTGTAATAACGCTTGAGCATCCATTCCATAACATCACG